TTAGATTAAATCGTCATCATCGTCTAAGTCGCCTAAATCATCGTCGCCAAAGTCATTAGCAGATACATGTACACCGCCAAGGCGTTCGCCATCTTTGACTTTACGGATGCCGTTTAGGCCAAAGCCTACACCCTTCTTACCGTTGAAGTTATAGGCAAAAACGGAAAGCGCAACTTGTGCATATACCCCAGAGTAGATTTCTTCTTCGATATCGAAGTCATCCATTTTGATTTTGTCACGAGTAAATACGATAGGTTGCTTATCACTGTTAGCGTTAATGAAGTATTTACCAGCGTATGTTTCAGGTTGGTCAACTACTGCTTCATCAGTATCGCCATCGCGTAAGTTCAATTTGAGGTATGCTGCTTTGCCTTCTACCTTAGCAACTGCTTTTGGATCCGCTTTGAGTTCTTCAATCGCACGTTCAAATGCTTTGATTGTCTTCTTATCTGTTTTATCGATAATGATTTGGGAACTATATTTTGCTTTGCCGTCGTCGTTTTTACGAGGGGAAGCGATATTTGCATAAGAAAGTCTTACTACACCAGTTGTTAATTTAGCCATGTTACTGTCTCCTTATTTCTTAAATGGGTCCTGTTCATAATCAAACCCTATTACCGTATTAAACAATTCATCTAATTCATTTTCGATATCAGAACGTTCATCATCGAGTCGGTCCCACTCCTCATCCTTTAACCAAGGATACTCATATGGGTCTAACTCCTCTTCCGTTTGATAGCTAAGTTCTATCGCGTCGCATCTAGCATCTACCGTACAATATCGCGTGTATAAGCTAGTGGCATAGGCAATAGTAATTTGGTAAAGCTCGTCGAGGTAATGCCCCCGTTCATGAAGCTCTATAGCGATAGCTCGTACGGAAGTCATTTTTCAACCTCCGCCATTAGCTTCGCTACTAATGCTTCTAGCTTGGAGATACGGCTTTGCGCATCCTTGGCTTCCGCTACGTAGTCCGCGCCCCTTCCTGTTTTAAAAGAAACGCTTACATTGTATTGATTCTCAGCGCCTAACGTAGCTCCGAAGCCTAACATGATACGCTCATTAGGTCTAGCGAACACCCCAAGGGCTACGGCGTTGCTGTTACGATAATGGCCATAGCTAATTGAATAACTGACCTTATCATTTCTGTTGAACTCCAAAGGATGGAGCCCAGCTAATGCTGCGCTAGATGCGCCCAATTTATTAATGCGTTGTTCGGTTGCATTGATGCGGTTGTTAATTTCACCGGCCATATTATAGGTACGTTGTTCAAGTGCAGTAATTCGGCCTTCATGGTCAGCAGATGTGGCTTGAAGAGTGCTGATATCAGATGTGTTAGTGCGTACCTTTGTGCCCAACGAATTAATCTCGTCATAAGCTGCAAAGAGTTGGCTACCATTGACAGCATCCAAGCTGTCAGCCTCGACACGCCCTGCGCTCACATTTTGGAGTTGACGGTTATACTGAGCCACGCCACCTGCACCCGTGCGAGCTTTGGAACCAAAGGATACCACTGCGCCAGGTTGCTCACCTGCGAAGATGTGACGTGTACCGTTAAGGTCGATACCGTCAACACCTACCGCAGCATCGGTTACCGCGTTGGTACCGATGGCAACGGAGTTGGCACGATCTGCGATTGTATTATTACCAAAAGCAACGGCATCAGTTGCTAAGGACTTGGCGTGTGTGCCGAACACGAGAGCGCCTTGGCCATTAGATTCGGAATTAGACCCAAACACTAATTGCTCTTTGTCGGAGCCAATTATATTATTGTAGCCTACCACGGCGGACTGGCCGCCGGCTACTGTGCCATTGTTGGCACCAACTGCGACGGAGTTTTCTCCAGTCACATTGTTAGAATGGCCAAGGGCCACACTAGATTCTCCAGATACGAATGCACCGTTGCCGATAGCAACGCTATTATAGGACGCCGTTCTAGCCTGGTTACCTATCGCGATGGTGTACTCCACTAAGCTTTCAGCATGGGAGCCAAACGCGAAGGAGTTACGGCCGGATGCTTTTGCATTATTGCCACCAGCAAAGCCATTTTCACCTGTTACCGTATTGTTAGTACCAAATGCAAGCGCATTATTTGCACTGATGCTGTTTTGGAATCCCCATACCGCGGAGCTTGTAGAAGTTGCGGAGATAGTATTATTTGTCCCGCCTAATGTATTATTGCTAGCTGCACCGGCTACATTGACAGCTAGCGCAGAAATCGTGAGTATCGCTGTTACTGTTTTCATGTTTATACCTCATCTTCAAATTCATTAGCCATAGATTCTATGGTATTAATTGCTGGGCGTTTATCGCTTTCCGGTACAAGTGTAGGCTTGCCTTCCGGTTTATCGATATAGGCTTCTAGGTATTCGGCAACGCCCTTTTTACCGAGTACCTTTTGCAGATTCGTGATACCTTCGAGTTCTCGAGGCTTGAAGATGTCCTTTTCCTTGTAACCGTTATCGAGCAATGTTTGAGCTGCTGCCTCAGGATCCGTGATAGTACGTCTTGATGTACCTTCCACTAATTTGTATCCTGGCCATTGCTTTTCGCCTGATAAGGCTTTCTCGTAGGCAAAGTCGTAAACACCTTTAATCCATTTTGTGATTAAATCTTTCATCGCCAGGATGTCAGATACTTCCTGGTCAGTTAGCAATTGATTGAGCTTGCCTCCATCCTTATAAAAAGCAGTAAGGCAAGTATCTGCTAATGCTCGGCAGGTGTGCCGTGCTTTACAGAAGTTACAGTAATCACAAGGCGTACAATCGCCCTCTCCGTTAAAGGCACGTTGCGCGATTGGTTTTATTTCTTCGCCCCAATCGAGCAGTTCCTCAAGTGTCATTTCATCGGTAGACACACTATCGAGTCTTGGCTGTACGATGGTCATACGGACTGTTTTAATGTCGTACAGGAACTCGCTAGCATCGTAAGCACCTAATGCGTAGAGTCGCATTTGTGTATTTTCGATAGCACTAACAGGAACACCTTTACCATATTTCAGGTCAATCACTTCCAGAATGCCGTCGGCTACGATTACCATATCGCCTGTGCCAAAGCCCTCAGGAACCCACCTAGAGAAGTCAAGTCGTGCTTCAATCATAGCCTCCGCATCAGATGAACGGGCGCGAGCCTCGTTCACCTTTTCTTCGCAGATGTCAACATATCGGTTAACGGCTTCTATCATTTCAGTTGAGTAGTCGTCTAGCTTAGGCGCTTTTTTGCCCTCCAGCTTATGCAGGAGGATTGCTTCCGCCAGGTCGTGCGCTACAGTACCTTCCGCAGCATATGGTGATTGTTCATCAGGGAACATCGCCTCTAATCTTGCTGAAGGCGTACATACTAACCACCTGGCACTACTTGATGCACCTAGTAAGGCGTGTTTCTTAGCCACGGCTATTCACCCATTCCATAATTTGAATACGTTGTTCATCGGTAGCAGATGTTACCTTTTCAGCTCCGATGCTATCAAGGAACGCTTTGAATTCTGTTTTAGCTTGCGTCTTGTCCGCAGCTTTGGCCATCACATCTTTCACTGCTTCACGAGTTGCCTCGAGGCTAGGAACTTCTTGTTTTACCGGTTCTTCTTTGGCTGGTTCCACTGTAGGTGCTGGTTTTTCTTCCTTAGGAGCCGGTGCTTCTTCTTTAACCGGCACAGCTTTAGAAGCTTCCTTTTTAGCAGTTTTTTCTTCTTTAACAGGAGCGCCTACGATGGATTGGTAAAGGTCTTTTACTTCTTGTTCTAATTCAACTGCTTTATCTACGGTAATTTTTAACTCGATCATTGTTTTGTTTCCTTTCGGTTTAACGATGTGATATACTTTAAATGGATATTTTTCTATGTGCCCTTTACGCATTGCCGTGCGTGAGGGCATTTTTTTTGTGCCTAGGCATTCATCAGGAATGCAATAATCTTTATTTGGGCACGTTGTACAGTCTCGCAATTTAATCACCGCCCTTCAGTGCACTTAAATCTAATGTTGCCCCCCTGTCAGTGTTTTGCCACTCGTAAAAGTCAATTCCTGACAATTTTAAAATATCAGCAGCTGCTTTACCTCCAGGGGCGGCATCGATAACACGACGCGCAGCTTGATAAGCGTTCTCTAACTTTTCAAGTTTTTCATCATACGGTTTTGCAATTGTATAGAGTAATTTAATCTCATCTTTTGGGCTATCAATTCGCGCCGTCCACAAATTGCTTATCATACGGTTTAACATCACATCACAAGAGACAAGGCTTTGTTTGAATGTAGAGCCGTAACCTGCTTTTTCTAGCGCGTTTGCAACCGATTCTGCAGAAGATATTAAATCTTTAAATTTTACAAATAGAGAGCTTGCTTCTACGGCGTTTCGCAAAGCTTCTGTTCGTGCGTTTTTCAAAGGCTCGTACTTTTTCAAATATTCACTACGGATAAAGTCGCGAACTGCTGATTTTGTAATAGTTGCCATAATATTCTCCTTATACACATTTAAGAATCATGCGAATTTCTTGACCTACTAGAAGCCTATCCTTGAACGTGTCTTGTGTTCGAAAATCCTCCATGTAGACCTCAAGCATTTCGCGATATATTTGCGCCTTAAACGTTTCAGGCGTATCTACAACCTCCCGATACGGTTTAAGGATTTTAACCGGTGAACCAAAGGTGTAATCAATAAAGCCGCGTATCTTCAATTTTGCTTTGATGTTTCGTACTTTATCATTCGACCACCCTAGCAAGGCCATTACTTCCTCATTGGTTTGTACACCGCTATCGTTGTAAGCATTGTACAGAATTTCTTGATCTGTCATATTTCTGTCTCCTGTTTAACTGTCTCACTGTTTGTTCCCAGTAGTTGGAATTGATATACAAGGAAATCCCGAGCATGCTTTGGCAAAAACCTGTCCATAAATCCACACGATCTATTTCTACCGAACCCACAGATCCAGCCATAAATATGATGGCCACAGCACGGATTGCGTAAATAACTTTCATCATTGCCTATACCCTTTCAATATGTTATAAAGCCGTTCGATGTTTTCGTCTTTTAATTCATCGACTAGCTTACAGGCCAATCTGTCCGCCTCACGGTGTGCGATTTCATTGCCATACTCGTAAGAGTTTGTTGCATCTGGCCATTGATACCTCTTTTCATACTCGACTTCATATTCGGCCTTATAAATATCGTTAAGTAGCCTTTTGTGAAGCGCATCGGCTACAGGTCTGTAAGCACCGCTATCCCATTTGATAGCGTTTGATATAAAAGTTCTGGCTGATTTCACGATTTCATCAGTAAGCGTTTCACACTCATTAATTTCTACAACGTGTGAATTAATGTTTTCGTTAAAGTATCCGTATATGTTCATACGATATGTGCCTCCTTAAATGCTTCATTAATCTTCTCTTCCGGCCAGCCCAGTGTGTTGGCCAAGTAGAATCGGAACCCTTCTCTATCAATTGAAAAGGTTCTCCCTTTTTTACCTTCCGTTTGCCAGCATTGTGCAAAGGGGAACTTATCCCTTGCGATACATTCACGTACCGCGGTCATAGTTCTTCCCAACACCGTGGCCATCTGGCACACGGCAATTGTTTTAGTGATCATAAGTAACTCCTTCCTACCAGTGATAAGCGGTGATTGCTGCCACTATGATGATAAAAATACTAACAGCCGCAGAAAGGCTAAGCATTAGCATCCAAAGACAGATGCTTATAACGGCTTGATTGTCACGCTTTTGCATTGTACTTACCTCCGTTCACGGTCTATCGAATTTCGGGTTGTAGTAGTCAGTTTCCCAGAAATCGTTGGACTCGTCTCGACTAACTCCAAGTGCATCGCAAATAGCGACAATCGTTGCCATTTGTACTGATTTACCTTCAAGGGCACGATTTAACGTATCTCTTGAAATCTTCGCTGTCCGAATTAGGTCAGCTTTTGACATATTAAGTTCATGCATGCGTTCGCGAATCGCTTCGCCGTACATTCTGGTAGTAAATTCTTTTTGCTTCATCTGTTTTGCCCTATAATTTGATATTTCGTATTTATTTAGTAAAAAAAATTACCTCTAAAGGTAAGTCGGTACCTAATGCCTCTTTAATGTCTTTACAATCCTCATAAGTTAGAGGAGACTTTCCACTTAGTTTATCAATTACTGTACCATAGCGTTTACCTAGTTTAGCTGCTAAATCCTTTTTACTCCAGCCCTTTCGTGCTAGTTCGGCGTTAAGATTTGGAAACACTCTTACACCCCTCCTTTCAATATTTCAAATCGGTAATCCGATATTTCGGTTTACCTTATGACCTTATTGTAATCCGATATTTCGGTTTTTGCAAATAAATTGTTGGCTAAATTTCTGTTAATAATAATTTAATATTGTAATTTCGTATTTAGATATTGAAATATCGTATTGCAAGTGTTAATATATGTATATAGAACGTCGAATATTGAGGAGATAATGAAATGAAAAGAGAAGAATACCTGAAGCAACTAATATTAGAAGATTCAGGTACAGTAAAAGAATTTGCAAAAAAGGTAGAAATGCCCTATTCTACTTTACATTCTATTCTTAAGAACGTTGACGGCGCAGCTATAAAGAATATATTTAAAATATGTAAAGGACTTGGAATCACTACTGGAGATATAGAATATGTGGGACTATTGGACGAAGAAGGATATACCCCAGCACTGGTTAAGAATATAGATGAGGGCGAGGATGCAAAGGAGATTGCAAAGGAGATTTTGACAAAACCAATACTAAAAGCAGTGTTGTCTGAAATTAGTGATATCAACCAATCTGAAGCTGAACAAGTTATTAATTTCGCTAAATATCTTAAATCACAAAGGATTGATGAGAAGTAGCTTTTATTAATTTTGTAACTTTTATACAGGAGGGTTAGTAGTATGGGATTTTTTAGCAGTGAAAAGAAAGTTTTTGAAAGTCCTACCAAGGACTTTATGGGGGACCACTTATATCATTTAGACGGTATTGGGGTAAATTTATTCGTATATGAAAAATGCGTTGTTATCGATCGTACGCAAGGGGGCCTTCTCAATTTAGGTAATCGCACCTATAAGATTATTCCAATAAAAAATATTTTAGCTATTCAAGTAAAATCTACAGGCGTTACTACCGGCTTTCTAGAATTTGCTACCTACGGGCACGAAAACACATCTATGAAAGGGTTTGATCGTACAAATGATGAAAACAATATCAACTTTGCTAGTGAGCAAGCAGTTAAAGTAGCAAGAGATATCGTTGAGTTTATAGTTCCTAAAATCTGTTAACTTACGCCATTTGACGTTAGTATATATTTTTTAAAAAGGGAGATTTTAAAAATGACTAAGAAAAAAGGATTCCTATTAGCTGTTGTTGTATTTATCGGTTTATCCTACGCCTGCGGTCACGATTCTAACCAAAGCACAGAATCAAAACCTAGTACATCGCAGAGCCAAGAAGCAAAAGCTCCATCAAAATCGGAAGTAGCTTACGATAAATTCGTAAATCTACCTATGGGCTCTTCTTATGAACAAGTAAAAAATGCACTTGGCGTAGAAGGTAAACTGACACACGAAAATGTGATTGCGGATATAAAAACACAATCATATGACTTTGTGGTTGATAATGCGCACATGACGTTAATGTTTCAAAACGGATCTCTTAATAGCAAATCTATCGCCAGCCTTGCCTTCTTAAAACCAAGCGGAAACAAGATTACCCTTGACCAATTCAATCAAATTCAAGCGGGGATGACTTACGATCAAGTAAAACAAATTTTAGGCAGTGAAGGTCGCTTGTCTACACAAACAGAAATTATGGGCGTGCAATCCTCTCTTTATACTTGGATGAATTCCGGTGGCTCTAATATTGTTATCACCTTCGGCGGAGACGGCACCGTGGACAGCAAAACGCAAATAGGCTTGAAGTAGTATACTTTGCCCGCGCGTGATATACTATAGATACCAGTACCCATCCACGCTTCAGAGTTTAACAACTACAGCGCACCAGGATGGGTCTTTTTGTTGAAAAGAGCCAGTCACCATGCGGGTTGCTTCGAATTTGTTGACGTCAACAAAATCGGAAATATGTGGGCTTCGTAGTAAAAAAAATAAGCCCTCACCGCAGTGAGGGCCTTTAAAAATATCATACTTTAGAGGTACTCTATTTTTACTCCACAACCATTATAGCATACCTCTAAGGCTAATCACTATACCAAGGAGGAAATAATATGGCCATGAAACGTGCCAACGGAACAGGATCCGTTTACAAGATGAAGCATAAGCCGTTACGTAAGCCATACCGTGCCGTGGTGACCCTTGGATATGACTCCGAGGGTAAACCCTTGCGAAAATCTATAGGCACCTTTGCGACGCAAAAAGAAGCGTATAATGCCCTATCGGCTTACGACGCCAACGCTCCGCAATATGAAGTCAAGGATACGACCTTTGGCCAATGTTGGGAATGGATGATTGAAGATAAGATGCGTAAAGGGGTTATTTTAGAAAAAGGCGGGTATCTATATAATAAAAAGAAGGTTGAGCATCTACTAAAAATACCTATCAAGGACATAAGACTCGCGCATATGCAAGACGTCATTGACAGGTATGCAGATAAAAGCCATACAACTTTAGTACAAATTAAAACTGCTATGAAAGCAACTTTTGACGCTGCTATCAAAAATGATATTGTCGATAAGAACTATGCTGCGCTTGTAACGCTTCCACAAAAGGTAAAGTCTGAAATCCATAAACCTTTTACACCTGTTGAGATATCTCGTTTATGGGAGTTGGCAAAAGCAGATCGGGATGCTCGCATAGTATTGGTGTACATATATTCAGGAATGCGACCGGGTGAAATCCAAAGCATTAAACTAAAAGATGTTTATATTAAAGATAGATACATGATTGGTGGCAGTAAAACTGCAGCAGGTAAAAACCGCATCATCCCAATTGCAGAATCTATCCTACCATTCATTAAAGAGTGGCATAAGTTGAGTAGCTTCCAACGACACGAATATTTACTTCCGAAAGATACGCCTAAGCATTTATTAGTAGCCATTCGTACCTACTTAAACAAACATTTCCCCGGGCACCTTCCGCACGATGGACGACACACGTGCGCCACCCTATTGATTCATATCGGTGTATCTGAAGCCACGACAAAAACAATATTAGGTCATCGACATTCGGATGTAACAAATCAAGTATATATCCACAAGGATGTGTCTGAGTTAGTGGCGGCAGTAAATAAATTACCTGATAAGGATAGCCTTTTAGGAGAGGATTACGTGTCTTTAACTTTCGCCAAAAGTTGA